TAGGGTGGTTGTTTGGAAAATTTGGTTGGAACACAAGATTATCAGAATTAGACGAAGAAAAGATTTTAGTTTTAATTATGCTTTGTAAAGAAGAGATAGGGGATTTAGAACATGAGTTTAACGAAACTTATTTGGCAGACATCTGGCTCAAATACAAAAAGTAATGATGTTTGTAGCAAAATACTAGAAGTTATTGACAATAGTATTCAAGAACAAAATAAAAAAAGAGAAAAGAGAAGCTATTTAGGTGCTTCATCTTTAGGCGATCCCTGTTCAAGAAAGATACAGTATCGTTATATGGGTGTTGAATCTGATACTGAAAAGAACTTTAGTTCAAAAGTATTGCGTATCTTTGAATTTGGTCATGTGATTGAGGACATGGCTCATGGTTGGTTATATAATGCTGGCTTTGATTTAAAGAGTTCTGATAAAAATGGAAAGCAATATGGTTTCTCTATAGCTGATGATAAGATCAAAGGTCACATAGATGGTGTTATCTGTAATGGGTCTGTTGATATGGCATATCCTGCATTATGGGAATGTAAATCAGCGAATGAAAAGAGTTTTAATGAATTTGTTCGGAAAGGGGTCAGCGAGGTCAACCCTGTTTATGCAGCTCAAATAGCTCTGTACCAAGCATACATGGATTTAAGTAATCCTGCTTTGTTTACAGTGGTCAATAAAAATACATGTCAAATATATTTTGAGTTGGTTCCGTTCAATAAAATGTTGGCACAGCAAGTTAGCGACAAGGCTGTAGACATTTTAAAAGCTGTAGAACATAATGAAATACTACCACGCATAGCTGTTAATTCAGACTATTTTGCGTGTAAAATGTGCGAGTTTAGAAAGAAATGTTGGGAGTTAGGAAATGAGAGTACTACCATTCGATAGTAACAAAAAGAATATGTCAGGCAACGAACTTGTTGAATTAATTAGCGAAAAAGTTCCAAGACAAGTGCAAATAGATGTTTTGAAGAGGACGTTTCCACATGGTACAACCCGTGGTGATGAGTTCTCTATCGGTTCATTGTATGGCGAATCAGGTAAATCCCTGAAGATAGATATCAATCCACGTAGTCCATACTTTATGAAGGGTCAGGATTTTAATGGTGGTGTCGGTGTCGGAGGTATCGTTAAGATATTGATGGAGGGTCAAGGGTTAAGACTACCTGAAATCAAAGAGATGTTTGCAGAATACATAGATGAACCCCGAAGTTTTGTTCGGGAAGATGTGCCAGCAAACCCAGTTAAACCACAAATAAATCACCAGACACCTTATGATGCTGAGTATAAATACTTAAATTCAGATGGTAACACGATCTGTTTGGTAAGAAAGTACCTAGTTCGTGATGGTGCTGGCAATCCTGTACTAGACTCTCATGGTAAAGCAAAGAAAGAGTTCAGGCAGTTTACTGGCGACCACCCATATCCTCGTATGCCAGATGTCAGACCCTTGTATAATATCCCGAACATTTCTGCCTCTGATAAAGTTATATGGGTAGAAGGTGAGAAATGTGCTGATGCACTCAATAACATAGGACATACAGCAACATGTACAATGGGTGGAGCTGGTATGCTTACAAAGAAGTCAGCCTCACAGTATGACTTCTCTCCCCTGCAAGGTAAAGAAATTATACTATGGCAGGATAATGACACGGCTGGTAGAAGAGTTGCAGAACTGGTACAAGAATTATCTCTTAATGCTGGTGCAAGGTCAGTAACCATGTTGACACCACCCAGAGGTAAACCAGAGGGTTGGGATGCAGCAGATGCTATATCTGAGAACTTTGATATTAATACTTTTCTTAATACAACCAGTAAAAATACCAAACAAAACATAAATCTACTGGACGAAAGTCTACTTATATCAAGGTTTACAGGCACAGCACCTGAACAGAAGTTCCTTGTTGATGCTACGTTCCCACTGAATGTGCCAATTATATTAAGTGCTTCTGGAGATGCAGGAAAAGGTATGCTTACATTAGACTTAGGTATGAAAGTAGCCTCTGGTTTAGAAGGAGAAAATGCTTTTGGAGGTAAGGTACAAGAGTTTGGTAATGTGGTTATCTTCACAGCAGAAGATGATGAGGGTGAGATGCATAGACGTATTGAACGTCTTGATCCTGATGGTAAAAGATTTTACTACGAACATGAGTTGAGAGTTGTATCGTTACCAAACCTTGGTGGTGTGTTTCCAATCATGCAGAACATACATGGTGAATACACTACGTCAGAAGAGTTTGAGCGTATATACGAACAAATCTTACAGATTAATAACCTGAAGCTAATCATATTTGATCCATTGGCTTCTTTTGTTCACGCAGATGTGAATTCAGATCCTGCTGCAGGAGCAGCACTTACTGGATTATTATCACAAATTGGGTCAGAAACTGGTGCGTCAGTGATGATGTGTCACCACATGACAAAGGTTAAAGATGATGCTGTCATATCTACACCAGAACAAGCTCGTAACCTTATTCGTGGTACGTCAGCTTTAGTTGACGGGGTTCGGTGTGCCTTTGCCTTGTGGCAGTTGGACGAGAAAACAGCGAAACGTCAGTGTAAAGAGTTGAACATAGAGTACCAGAGAAACAGATGTTTTGATGGTGCAGTTGTTAAGTCAAATGGTCCTGCAAATCGTACAATCCGAAGATTTGTTCGGGATATGTACACTGGACTGCTGGTAGATAGAACTGATGAGATAGAGCAGTTGGATATCGGAACCAATAGAGATACTAGGAAGACTTCGTTGTATGAATGGGTAGCTCGTTGTGAAAGAGAAGGTCGTGCCTTGTGTCAACAGGGTAGTGCAGACAGCATTTTAAATAGAATGACTGATGCCGACTCTCCTCAAGCGTTACATAATCTATCTCAGCGTGTAGTTGATGGAATTGTTCGAGAATTAATTATTGATGGCAGGATTAACAAGTACAGTTTTACCACATCTGGTGGTCGCAAATGGCTTGGAACTATGTCAGGTGTAATGAGTAGAGGTGAGTATGAAGCAACAACAGCGAGAGATAATGTATGACAGATGCTTACTGGAGGTACTACGAAAAGCACATAGATTGCGATTGGTGTGGTAAACAAACCAGAGGTCGAGTTTACAAAGACCGAACAGATGTTAGCTGTGGTTCATGCGATAGGCAATTAAAAGAACTGGATAGAAAAGAAATTACAATAAAAAAAAGATTAAGAGAAAGAGGAAGGTTACACTCGTGACAGTAGAATATTTAACAGGAGATTGCAGGGAAGTTTTAAAAACTTTACCTGAAAAACATTTTAATACTGTGGTTACTTCACCACCATACTGGGGATTAAGAGATTATCAAACTGGCACATGGGTTGGTGGAGATCCAAATTGTCCTCACATGAGGACTACAAAAATTGGTAAGACTGTTAAAACAACGACAGGACACCAAGCTATGCATGACCAAGGCAATGTTGTCGGTGATGCTATATACAAGAGCGAATGTCCTAAATGTGGTGCAGTAAGAAAAGATTTACAAGTTGGTTTGGAGGATTCTCCAGCAGAGTATGTCCGAACTCTTGTTCGGATATTTAGGGAGATTCGCAGGGTTCTTCGAGATGATGGTACAGTCTGGTTGAATCTGGGTGATAGCTATTCAAGTGGTGGACGTACTTCAACAACAAACCAGACTGTAAGAGGTGACACAGAGTATGGTGTTACAAGACCACCAGTTGTCAAAGGATTAAAGCAAAAGGATTTAGTTGGTATTCCTTGGCGTGTAGCGTTTGGACTTCAGGAAGATGGTTGGTATCTTCGTCAAGATATTATATGGCATAAACCAAACCCTATGCCTGAAAGCGTTCAGGATAGATGCACAAAAGCACATGAATATATCTTTTTGTTAAGTAAAAAGAAAAGTTATTACTACGATAATGAAGCAATTAAAGAAGAAGTTAAACAAGATTGGGGTACAAGAGACAGGACAAATGGCAAATATCACAATGAGGGTACGGGGTTAGTTCCCCATAGTGGATTAGAAAGCTCTTACGAAACTAAGAACAAAAGATCGGTTTGGACTATATCTCCAAAACCATTTAAAGAAGCACATTTTGCTGTTTATCCTACTGAGTTAATAGAACCCTGCATTTTGGCAGGCTGTCCAGAAGATGGTCATGTTCTTGATCCATTCGGTGGTTCGGGTACGACAGGGTTAGTTGCAGACAGGCTAGGTCGTAATGCAACATTAATTGAATTAAATGAAGATTATCTTGAAATCGGTACGAAAAGAATTTTAGGTGATGCACCTTTGTTTACTAATATGATTGGAGTAAAATAATGAATTGCTGGCATTGTAATAAAGAATTAATTTGGGGTGGCGACCACGACATAGAAGAAGAAGATAGTGAAGAATATCAAATAGTTACTAACTTGTCATGCCCTCAATGTAATAGCTTTGTAGAAGTTTATTTACCAAGAGAAGAAAAAACTGTTGACTAGGTAGTATAGTTCCTATAATATTAAAGGGTAAGAGATGGTGTCCGAGTGGTTAGGATATGGTCTGCAAAACCATACATGAGAGTTCGATTCTCTTCCATCTCTCCAATTTAGAATAACGAGGGAGGCAAAAAAAACACCTTTCAGGGTAAGTGAGTGTATCCTAACTGTAAATGTCTAGTAATATGATTGCCCTCGTATGGGTTGGTTTGACCCTTGTACACAATCTATTACATAGGTTAAAATAGTTTTGCCCTAAGTCATATTCTGTTAAATTTACAGGACACTCACACTAATATTAATTTAGAGAAAGCGAGGTTAATTATGAAAAGAGAGTTAGTTAAACGTATAGACATGTCTATTCATGTACAGGAGTTATGTGCAAAGCATGACGTTTTGGTTCGATATCAATCATTAAGCGAGGAAGTTCCACGATATTATGCTAATCAAAAAAATAGAACTATTTGTATTCGTCCTACAAAGAATACGGGCTATTATGTATCAGCACTCCATGAACTCGGACATATACTCGGTGTCAATCAAAGTGCTGAAAACGACACATTGGAAAGAGAGATCGGTGCATGGAAGTATGCTATGGTTAATGCTCTTGTATGGACAGATACAGCGACTAGAGTTATGAAAAAGGCTCTTATGTCCTATGGTGTCACAGATAGCCAATGGAGAGGGGTTTGGGATGATTG